GAAAATCCCTCGGAGGCTAACGCTTCCGAAAATAGCGTGACACAAGCTAACAAAATCTACCACAGACATCAATCCGGACCTAATGGCGAAGCAATTTGCACGGTCTTTGGAACTATTTCAAAATGCCTTGAAGAGAGGATGCGAGATTTTTCTACTGCGGAAGATGCTCTTGAAAATGCGCGAAAGTTCATTGGATTTGAGCAAAACCCCGGTTTGGTTTCATGGCAGAATCCTGTTGCACGACGATACTTTAAGAAAGGATGTACGTGCGGATTGCCAGGAACAGATGATTGTGTGTGTTGCCCGTGCGATGATGATTACATTAGCTCTCAAAATTACCATGATAGATACACTCGTGAGTATGAGCAAATGCTCAAGCGATATGAGGATAATCTTAAGGCGGATGCGAGAGCGAAGCAGTTATTGGCACAAGTCGAACAACAACGCGCTGATGTGAGTCAGTTGGAGGGAGAAATGGAGATGGAAGACCTCCGTGATCTCAAACGTTGGAATCGAAATTTACATGAACCCAGACAGCGACATATCTACTTCAGGGGCGACGCGCGAAGGTGCGAAGACTGTAGTTATTACCGCGAAATGGAAGTTCTCTCCCCTTGTCCTTTGTGCGATCCTCCTGAGGATGATGCTGCACACTACAGTGGCTTGCATGACATATATCGAACGATGTGGAAAACACAACAGGAGAATATCAAGCGCTGTAGAAAAAACAAGGAGGTCATGAGAGAGATTTTTGAAGAGTGGAATTCGATAATGCGCTCAGGGGAACCTGTAAAACTTCTCACAGACCTTGCTCACAATTTCAAAGCACGTGTGGAAACACAAGAGACATTATGGGTAAACCAATGTGCACGTGCTAACCGAAATCGTGAGAAACGCGAGGCTCAGAAAAAGAGAAGACAGTTACGGAAAGAAAATGAGAAGAGGGAGAGAGATAATATCAAGCGCCCGATTCAGCAGAGAATCCGTGAAGTGCGTGCGCAAGCACGAAACCAGCGGACTCAATTCTGCACGTTTGCTTGTCTTCTAGGATTGTTGTTCCTTTTCGCATTGGTGTTCATTGCGCCTGTGGCAAATGCACAGGCCCCTCAGAACACAGTAACGCGAACAAACACACCTGTTGCACCCGCTGCAACACCTCCTACCTTTGATGTGCATGAGCCGAAACGGCCTGACCAGATATTCCAAGAGAAGTTTGGTAAGTCACATGTGAAGGATCGGAGAGAGCATGAATTTACGGAATGGGACACGAAGGATCCGTATGATCCTTTTATCTGGCAAGGAGATTTGTTGTATTACCGAACTTTGGCCGATGAAGGAGTTATCAAGTATGTCCCATGCGATTGGGTAGTCCGCGCACCAGGTGTGTATTTGCCAGGAATGGCAGATACTGATCCTGTTTCGGAGTACAAGCACTGTACGGTGTATTGGGCAATAGGGAGAGGGGTCTGTGATGCTTGGGATTTGCAACCCGAAAGGGTTCTATGTCGACATCAAATGGCTACCGGGCCTGTTGAGGGATCGTTTACTGATTTGGACAAGATTCGTGAAAAACGGAACTTTGCGACCAAGCTAAAAATTCGAGCCTACCAAATCCAACAAAGTACTTGGAAAATGATTGTGGACATGGCAGATGCATTTTCTGATCACGCTAATTTTGTTACCCACGCTGCGAAAGGAGAAATCCTAGCGGCGTGGGAGTCCTTTCGGGCAGGTATCTGGCGTTCCGCTGAGGTACTACAACTCGAGTGGGTTGCAAGGTTGGCAGACTTGTTATGTATCGCTATCGCTCTATTTGCATGGTACACTGATTATCCCTTGGTATCATGCGTTGCCTTTGGCGTTGGTCTCTTATTTGAGCACACTATGGGTTGGTACTTTGGTCCTGCCCTTGTGGGCCTTATTAGTAGGCAGTTCGTCCTTGGCCACGTTCTTGATCTTTGGGCAATTATTGATCCCGTTACGCTCTTCGTTCTATTTTGCTGTTCTTACTTTGGCCCTCCATTGTATGCCATTGGCCAAGTTCTTAGTCTTTGTGTTTTTATCCTTTACGGGGTATATCACATACGATATGAGAGTGTTTGGCAAGGCGTGCCGTGGCGCGTTGTTGTTATGGTTTGTGTGGGCTTGCTCATTTTCGGACTATACGGATACGCATGGCTTTTCATTTGCTTCTTGGTTCTGGTACGATATATGTTGGTTCGTATTAGGGGTGCTAGGATTAAGAGCTATACAGCAAAAGCGAACGCAGACGGTAGTGTTGACACGACCTCGCTCAGGCCGAATCTTGTCTGGGACGTGGTCCTTCATCCGTCAATTGATACCTTCCTATTTGGCTTGCATACGAAGTACGACTTCGGAGATGCCAATGTGGATGGTTCGCCTGCGGGTCGACAAATACGTGGGGTGCGCCCATTTCGACGGGTGGCTCGACAAGAAGGAGCAGAAACGGCTGGAGTTGATACACCAATCAACGAGGGCGCTGTTGATGCTGCGGTTCAAGGCAACCCCGAAAGAGGGGCGGTTGAACCTACTTCAAGCAGTAAAATGCAAATGGATAAAGGAGGAGGGTCCGGAAGTAATTCTGGATCCGGAGATGTTGTTTCAACGAGCAGTGAACCTCTTTCGTCTAGCCCTAATCCGCAACCAAAGCCTACAACAGTGGCAACAAAGCCGCCAGTTAGGGTCTCGTTTGATCTCGGGGACCTATCTAGCGGAGTACGTGCTGATGACGTGGGAAGAAACGCTTCGAGTAGCGATGTGGGTGGTAGTGAGCCAGTCTCTGGGGCGGGAGTTCCAGTGGCAAGGCCTAAGAGCAATACAAGTTCACCACGACAAGGCTATTCAGCAATTCACTTTGGCGAGATGGGCAAACCATCTCAGGCAGCAGTCATCAAAGAAATCCTCGGATGGAAAGACAGCGGGCCCAGAGTGCTCATCAAGCGGATCCTCATACCTTTCAGAGACAACGAGCGAGACACAGTCGGACAGCGAGGCATCAAAATGCTCTCGCGGAAAGACAGACAGGCGGCTCAGCTTATAGCTGTATATCTCATAGACAATCCAACAGTTTGTTATGAGCAGCTCGCGGCATACTTGAAGTTCGTTTCCATGTCACAGAAAAACCCAATGCCACTGCGCGAGCAGTGCGGGGATCTTTTCTTAATGGTTACGCAATTGATGGTGGCGCGTGCAGAGTGCGCATGGTGTTTTGAAGAAGAAACGGAAGGTGAGAGTCCGAACGTGTTTGATAAAGATAAGTTGAAAGTGCGAGTAAGACACGTTGGAAGATTGGGGGATGAGTTTGATACCTCCGAAGATGATGAACCGGTTGACCGAGAGGACGATTGGGGAAACATTGGAGGGGACGATTATGACTTCCGAGATCTTCCTTCATGGATGCGTGAATCTAGTTCATTTAGATTTGAAGCACCACAACGTAATAGCCCGATGATCAAGTGCGCATCAAAAAGTGCATTTCCATTGCGAGATTCCAATGGTTTCGCTGGAACTGCTTCTATCATTTCGGGAAATGTTATCACCCTCGCGCATGTATGTCCCAATCCCAACGAGGTGCTAGAGATTTGCATTAATGGCAAATGGCATAAGTTGGCATTCATGGATAAGCGGCGTTGCATCTGTAAAGGAAGCTTGGGAAATGAGTGGATGTTGAAATATTACATGCCCGCAGACGCGGGGGGTAATACCCTCAGTCTGATTGCGACACCCTTCGGGGCTGCCTCTCGGGAAGTGATCATCTACGGATATCCTCAGGAAAAATCGTCAGAATGCCACGCTAGTTCAGGACAAATGCGATGGGATGGAAAACATTGGGGCTCAACAGTCCCGGGATTCAGTGGTGGAGCGGTATGTGCAGTCGAAAGTGGAGCTGAAAGCAGACACATCGTAGGCATACACTGCCAAGGATCACAGCCCTTTAACCTGGCTTATCCGTTTAGTTCGGATGATTGCCATTGGCTTGGACAAACAATACCGAAGAGAGATGTGAAGAACATCGTCGACGTGGTTCATTTTGAAAGCCCGGCAATGTCAGGTATGCAAGCGGAAGTCGCAGAACAGTTTAAACGCCTTGAAAGTAGCCTCCTAGAGAGGATGGGAAAGTTGGAAAAACAAGTCCCTAAACCACCTACTGAGATTGAGCTTTTGAAACAAAAAATCTTGGCCCTTGAGACTCAAAAAGTCAAAGAGGTGAAACCCAAGCCCAAAACCGAAGTTGAAATCTTGAAAGAGAAATTGGCCGAGGCGGAGGCAAAGACCCAACAGCTCAGTAAAGCGGCAGCAAAACGAAAACGAAAACAAGCGGCAAAAGCGGCGCAAGCCAAAAAGGAGAGTGCACCAAAAAACTCTCCGTCCCCGACGGAATCGGGGTCGGCCTAGGTGGTCCGGATCCACCTGTTCGGAAAGGCTGGCCGAAAGACCAGCCCATATGGCCCCTTGAGGTTTGGGGCCTTATAAATGACACACCGTCATTGCCGAGTGTTGTTCCGAAACACTCAATACGATCACACGGTTTTAGAGACCGAGTGGTATCACGACAAAAGAAGAGAGAAATACAACATATACAACTACCAGACAAATTCATGAACGATAAGAGGTATGGGTATGTCTTTCCAAGTGTTGCCGATGTGTATGATCGAACTGCGAGGTTCATTACACCAACTCCTGCGTATGAACAAGCAACGGTTGACCGGTGGGTGGAAACACTTCATCGGGCCTATCCGGAGCTTGGGAGAACAAAGGTGGTCGACTTTGAAGAGTTGACTATTAAACCGGACTCTGCTCCTGGACCACTTGCGGATGCTTGCTGTCGACAGACACGCGATCTACTGCGATGGTTCTATAAACGAGTTTGGAAATATTGGAATCGTGCGATTAAGGAAGGATGGCCTGTGTTCTGGAAAACGAGTGGAAAGGTGGAAATGCTCCCAGCGGGTAAGAAACCACGTACATTTGTTTTTATGGACAAATTCTTCAATTTGTGCTTTTCGAGGGTCACGGCCGATCTCAATGAGAAAATGAAGCTGGACAAAGACCATACGATGAGCGCTATCGGGATGAGTATCTACGGGCGTGATTACATCAACATGGCTGAGAAGCTAGCGGCTTATCCAAAAATTCTTGAGGCCGACGTGTCTGAGTGGGATGCAAGGTTCCACAAAATGATATGTCGAGCGATAAGGGATTTTAGGATGGAGTCAATGATGGATGAGTACGGGAAACTCTGGATCGAATACAAGTATGAGACGATGGGGTTCCCGCTTATTTTTATGCCTAGTGGAGAACTGGTGGAGGTAAATCAAGGAAACATGAGTGGGCAGGATTCTACGAGTACAGATAATACTCTAGGACATACACTTTTGGTAGAGGATGCGAAAACGGAGACACTCGCAAAGGAGCCAGAATTTGATTCTGAAATCAAACTTTATGGTGATGACTTTGTTGGAGGTTTATCTTCGGATAAAAACTTCCCCGAAATTCTAAAACAAGTTTATCTTCGAAATTCATTTGTTGTGAAGGAAGCTGCGTTCAAGATCCGTGACTCATTGGATGGAACCAGATTCCTTGGAGGAAAATTTCGAAAGTGCGCCTTACACGGGCACTGGACATATGTTCCTTCTAAACGTAAATTGCTTGAGAGTCTATACTCATGTGTGAAAGAGATGAGTGACCTGGAGTTCTACGGAAAGGTCTTCAGTCTCTATATCTTAGGATACCACACTAAATGGAGAGAGCGATTTCGACGCTACTATCTTGATGCTCGACGCTTATTGACGAAACCGCCGCCTTTCTGGACTGATCGCGAGATTGAGTGCTTTGTGCACGGTCTCGAAGGTTCACGGAAGGTGGAGGTCCCCATACACTTTGATCCTGCGATGTGAAAAGCGCGCGGGGGTTTTTCTTTTTCCCCTGTGTGTTACGTTGCAAAATCCAGAAGACGGATCTCACGTTGGATTTAAAAAGAAGTTGGAGGGGACGTCAAAAAGAAGAATATGCAAGCAAGTAATGAAGCAAAAAAGGCGCGTAAGCGTGAAAAACGAAAGGCGAAACGTGCGGCTGCACGTGCACTCAGAGAGGCTGAAACCGCTGGCCAAAAGGCTGTTGTGGTTAGGCGCGCTCCGGCTGCACGACGCAATGCTGTTGCAAGACAGCGTATTCCTGGTGTTGGCGACTTGAAAAAGTTGCCTCCTGCACCTTTCGGAATCCGCAAACAATTCGCAGCATCTCAGAAAAACGACATAGCATGGCTGTCAAAAATGATGGACCGTGGTCAGATTGATGAGCTGCTTGGCTTCGTTAAACAGCTGTTGATTCTTGACAGTTCGAATCTCAAAATTATGCCCCGTGGCGTGCCTGCAAAGGTTTCGCCTTTTCCCGAGATAATCACGATGGATGTGTTCTACGATTCAAGCTTGAACGCGCAAGACCCTCGTTTGGGTTTAGCGGGTTACGAGAAGTATCGAAGCGCTCTGTTTCCGATACACATATGGAAAACCCTCACGCCCATCGGAGTAGTCAACTTCAGTTGCCGAACCGATGGGATGAGTGCGTTGACCGGGTTGTGGCCTGGAAACGGTAATCCGTTTGATGAAAATTTCGAGACGAATGTGATGGAGCTAGACAATGTTGACACAACAAACATTGTTGGCCTCTGGAAGTATTCTGACCTCGCTGCGGGTTTGGGCGTTCCGGCGCGCAAATTCAAAGTGAGTGATGGGACTTTCGGTTTTGGGGTGCCTCTTGAGGTACCCACATCACTGGGTGTGAATCTTAACCTGAACGGTGCCTTGAAGTTCCCGACTGGAATGAACATTGAGATGCGTCTCGTGTCCGTGACAGGAGTGACTGGATGGGTGGCTGGAGGTGCCGCTGCTTCTTCTGATTCGCAATATCAGAAGTCATATACGTTTGCGACCGCTAGATCTGATCTTGGTGGTCAATATTCGTGTGTGATGCCAGATGCACCGATGGGAATACAGATTCGATGCTCTACCGGCACAGTATACATCAGCACTTGCGAAGTGACTTTTTCGAGTGCTGGTGGTATCACCATAGGAAGAATGGAGCCTGTGTTGCTACCCTACGCAGATGACGTCTCGTGGGGAAACCAATTTTCTTGTGATGGACTGCATGTCCGATATGAATACGACGGCTCAGATCTTAAAAACGGTGGTCAGATCGCACAGACTGACTACCCTGGTGGTGTCCCGATGACACTGGCTGGCTACACTGGCTACAACGCCATTGCGAGCTTAACTGAGAAATATCTGGGCCCCCTTAAAACGGGGTCCTATGACATCTGGAAGCCTTATGTCTTGGAGGATTTAGAGTTTTTGAACCCTGAAGATTTCACGACACCACTGACAAGAGCGAGCTCTGCGTGTTGGTTACGAATTGCTGACGTTACACAACAACGCGCCTTAAAACTGATTCTCACAGGTGCCACTGAAGGGACTACCAAGTCCCCGACACGTGAAACACGGCAGTGTAGAATCAATCCGCTGGCCCAAACGATTATGATTGGAATGATCCAACATTATCCGGCCTGCACAGAAAATCCACTTCATTGGAAGGACATCAAAACTTTCCTTGCAAAGCTGCAAGCCACCGCCAAAGGTGGTTACGAGTGGTACAATGACAACAAAGCCTGGATCGTACCAGCTGCAACGGCACTGGCGGCTCTGGCATAGTTGTACTATTGTTATGCGTATCCGGAACGCTGAATCCGAGGCTGCAGATCCGCAGCTCCCTGGTGTTCGAGGTGCAATTCCTCCGGTCCGTGTGGTGTTTACTGCGACAGCCCACACACTATTCTCCGCGATCACGTCGTACCGACGACGAGGATGGACGCAGTACCAATTAT